AAATCATCGCTGCTATTCAAGCAAGGGAACAAAAGACATGACCATCTCGAACCTCACCGAGGTCGCGATCCTCAATCTTGTCTATCGCGCGGTTGCGTGGGCGAACTATGCCGACAATGCCGCCTCGTCGCCGGAAACCAACATCGTTTATGGGCTCAACACGGCTGATCCCGGTGATACCGGTTTCGCGAACACGAGCGAAGCTGCGTACACGTCATATGCGCGCGTCAACGTCGGACGCACGACTGGCGGTCATAGCATTCTCGGCTCGGCGGTATCGCCCGACCAGCCGGGTATCATCTCGCCTGCTGCCAACGTGGACTTCCCGGCCGGGACCGGCGGCGGTGAAACGGTGACGTTCTTCACAACCGGCAAGAGCGGTGGCGGCGCGTCAGCGATCTTGTGGTCGGGGTCGGTGTCACCGTCGATCTCGACTGGCAACGGCATCACGCCGCGCCTCACCACCGCGACGACGATCACGCTTGACTAAGATCGCCGAAGGCCACGGCTATGCGCCAGCGGCGTCACCGCGCCGCTCGCGCTCCGCGTTCGCGCGCGATCTCGCGCAGGCGGTCGAACGCGCACTGCATCGCGCGCAGACCGAAGGCATCACCGATCCGATCGAGATCCAGGCGCGCATCAACTCGGCGCGCGTGTTGGTGCGTAGACGGCATGCATCCCCGCCACGCAGCCGAGTTTAGGCGCTGTCTCGCGGAGCTCGATGTGCAGACAGCGCGCCGGTTGTGGCAGCACGTTCATCCTGGCTGGCCGCAGCCCGAGAGCGACTACGAAATGTTGGTGACGCTGCACGCTGCGCGCTTGCAATCGATCAACGTGAGCACGCGTGCAAAGAACTATTCGCGGCGCTGGCTGCAGGAACGCGAGGTCGGCATCACGCAGAAGGGTGTCGGCGTCGCGATCAAAGCGCCGCGGCATCGTGCACGCAGAGCACTTGCGATCCGTGAAGCGATGGAGGACGCGGTCTACCGGTCGATCAAGGCCGGTATCGACATCGATGACGAAGCGATTGAAGTGCGCAGACGCATCATCGAAGCGCGTGACAAGGAAATGGGCATCACCGGCCCAATGAGCGGACGGAGGCGATGAATGCCGCAGGCGTCAAGCTATCCGACCGACACGCTCGACGGCACCGACAAGGTGCTCGGCACGACGGCCGGAGGATTGGTCAAGAATTTTCCTGGGACCGAGTTTGCCAAACTCAACATCGAGAACCAGACGGTCGCGGGCGGCGCTGGCGTCACGGTCAAATCGATTGCATTCCCCGTCTCGCCCGACGTGCCGATCACCATCGATCCGAGCGCACGCCCGCTGCAATCGCTCGTCAACATGGGCAACGTTACCATCAACGCGCCCACGGTGGACGGCTCCTGCGTGTTGCTGATCCAGAACTCGGTCTCGCCAGCCAATGCGGGCACGGTGACATTCTCGGGCTTCAATGTCGGCACCAGCACCGGCGACACCATCACGACGACGCCAGCCGCGAACTTCTCCGTGTTCATCTGGCGCATCAACGGCATCAGCGGCTACAACGTCGTTGCGCATCAGTGACCAGCCACTTCTTTCAACCGGCGTTTCCGTTCGCTCGCGGCGCGGTCATCGACGACACCTTTTTCATCGTGGAGTCGCAAGCCTACGCCGAGCGCCTGAACGTCGAGACCTATCTCTGGCATCGCGCAGCGACCGCGAATGGCGGCATTGTCAACGACACGCGCATCGCCGCAGTCAACACGCTGATCGGCGGGCTAAAGACAGACGGCGTCTGGACGAAGCTAGACCGCCTTTGGTTGTTTGCCGCTGACAGTCAGGCGAGCGCGCTTGTTGATCTGGTGGCGCGAAGCAAAGCGACGGCAGTGTCATCGCCGACGTTCACGGTTGATCGTGGTTTCACTGGCAACGGCACCAGTAGCTACATCGACAGCAACTTCAATCCCACAACCGCATCAAGTCCACAATTTCTACAGAATAGCGCCAACATGTTTGCTTGGAGCAATACCAGCGGACAGGACGCGGGTGGTCTTTGCGGGACCCTAGCCAATACAGACATACGCATCTTTCCCCGTTACACCGATGATGTCGCCTATTGGTCATGCAACGACGCCGCGGGTACCGGATTAGCCAGCGCGACGGGGGCCACAGGACTTTATCTCGCTAACAGAACTGCATCGAACGCCGAAACTCTCGATCTCAACGGAAGTCAAATCGACAGTAAGTCCGCAAGTTCTACTGCCCCCGCAAGCGGCGATTTCACTGTGTTAAGAGGATCGGGCGGATCAAGCTTGAGCACAAGACAAGCGTGCTGCTTTGGATTCGGTGGCAGTCTTTTATCAGGCGATAGAACCAGTCTCTATTCGCGCCTTCGCACTTACATGACGGCGGTCGGGGTGCCCTGATGCCTACGTCCGATTTCTATATCGAGGACGCGGGTTTTGTTCCGACCGATCTCGACACTGATGTCAACGCATGGCTGACGGCAGTTGCGCCACTGCATGGCACACCGCGCTCAACGCGCATCACATTGCTGCACGATCTTGTCGCCGGTTTGAAAGCTGATGGTATCTGGTCAAAGCTCGACCGGCTCTGGGTTTTTGCGCAGGAGTTGCGGGCTGGCGCATTAGTCGATCTTGTCGCCCGCAGCGCGGCAACGGCAGTCAGTTCGCCAACGTTCACGCCGAGTGTGGGTTTCACTGGCAACGGTTCGTCGTCATATATCAACACCAACTTCAACCCGAGAACTGGTAGTCCGCATTTAACTCTCAACGATGCCGCTTCTTCTTTTTGGATCACACAGAGAACAGACGCAGCATTCGGTGAAGGTCTATATGGTCAGAGTGACGGCTCAACGACCCAGATGAGCGCATACAGTCGAGGTGACGGCGTCTGGCTTAACTCGGTCAATGATAATACTGGCGCAACCCCGCTACAGGCTTCCGGTCTGATCATATCCGAACGCATCGCTTCATCCGGTGCGGGGTGCCTTACTTATTATGTGAACGATGCAAAGGCCACGACGAACATCACGTCGGTCGGCCCGATGGGCAATCAGCCGTTCTTCATCTGCGCGCTCAACGGCGGGGCAGGCTCGCCAAGTTCTTTTGGGCGGCACACGATCAGCATTGCTGCCTTCGGGAGTTCATTCAACGACGCCGAAGCGACAAATCTCTACTCGCGATTTTCGACCTACATGGGCGCGGTCGCGGCAGATAATTGGGTCAAGACGGTTGGCCCCTCGAATGTCAGCACCACACGCCGCACGGCGGTGAGGACACTCATTGCCGGGCTGATGCGAGATGGGGTGTGGGGCAAACTGGATCGGCTCTGGCTGTTTGCGGCAGAGAATCAAAAAAGCGCGCTCGTCGATTTGGTGGCGGGTGCGAGTGCATCGAGGACCGGCACTCTGACCTTCACTACAGATCGCGGATTCACCGGAGACGGTAGCACCGGCTACATCAATTCGAATTACGACATCGGCGCGCTCGCAAGTCAGAACGATTGCAGTATCCACGGCTGGTCTCTGACCGCAGCGCAGGCAGCATCGACCATGCTGGTCGGTACGAACAACCTGCTGAAGTTCACCATCCAGCCTCGGTTCACCGACGACAAGGTCTATTATCGGGAATCCGACACCAACAGCGCTGCCGCTGCCAACACAGACGGCAGTGGTATGTATACCGCATCGAGGACCGGTGCCACGACGTCTACGATCTACCGGAATGGCTCGTCGATTGGCTCGGACGCCGGGTCATCCGGATCGCCGTCATCCGCGGGGAATCTGACGGCTTTCTTCGGATCATCGACCTACTGGAATGGCCAGAGCGCTATGCTTGCTTGTGGCAAGGGCATGACTTCGACCGAGGCGTCCAATTTCTACACCCGGCTCCGCACCTACATGACGACGGTGGGCGTGCCGTGAGTTCGCTTGCTGATCGAGCAATCGCTACGTCGGGCTATCTCGCCGTCGATACCGACAGCGATGTGCAGGCATGGCTCAACACGGTGCGACCGCTGCACGGGACGCCGTCGAGCGCGCGTCAAACACTGCTGCATAATCTCGTTGTCGGGCTGAAAGCGGACGGCGTTTGGAGCAAGTTGGATCGGCTGTGGGTATTCGCGCAAGAAATGCAAAGTGGGGCGTTGGTTGACTTCATCGGGCGCAGTCGAGCGACGCCAGTTAATGCTCCGGCCTTCGCGCTGGATCGCGGCTTCACCGGCAATGGCTCTACGAGCTATATCGACAGCAACTGGAATCCCACCTCTGGCCCCAACTATGCGCTGAATAATGCTCACATCAGCGTGTGGACCGCACTAACTGACACGCAATTCAGAAACGCACTTGGCAATCAAACCACTTCGCCATCAACATCAATTTCCACCGTTCGCTATCAGGTGGCTAACACTGCTTGGTTTGGGGCCGTTAACGACAATACTGGAATCTTGGCATCGACGTTTGGGGCGACGGCCGGGCATGTTGTGGTTAGCCGCACCAGTTCGAGCGCGCTCAACATTTACGGAAACGGCGGAAACAAGAACTCGGACGGGGCCAATTCCTCGGTCGGGATTCCCAACTTCAATTTTCTCATCTGTGCCATCAACGCTAGTGGCACTCCTGGGGGTTATTTTTTCAATCAAGTCTCCGCCGTTTCCTCTGGCGCGAGCCTGACCGACACTGACGTTTCTAATTTTTACTCGCGTCTTCGCACGTATATGACAGCCGTGGGAGTGCCGTAGATGGTGGTGATCGAACTCACGCCAGACGAAGCGCTGACGCTGCGCAATCTGATCGACGTAGCGGTGCGCGCGGAGGGAATGCGCGCGGCGCAATTCGCCGTCAACCTCGACGCTAAGATTCTTGCGGCGGCGCGCGCAAATGAAGCGCAGCAAAACGCGAATGCTGGCAATGGCAGCGCGGAGGCGCGACCGTGACGATACCGCTTTATAACGTCACCGACACCTGGAACGACAGCAGCACGGTCTTTACCGCGTTGCAAGTTAACGTCACCAACACGGCGAGTGCGACCGGTTCGAGGCTGTTCGATTTTCAGTTGGGAGGCAACACCGCACTATATCTCGACAAAACTCCGACGCTGGTTTTAGACGGGAATGCCTTTGCCATCGGTAATCCTTCTATTCGGCTTGGTTCTGCGGCGGGCAGAGGCTTGGCGGCCGTCAACAATTCTGTCTGTCTAATCAATAGCGCAGGTCAGCCTACGTTTGCCCCTCCGGTCAGTCCAAACACCGCAGGTTGGTGTGTCCCGGCTGATTATTTTCTTGGTTTCAGCAACACGAGCGCGGATGCCTCACAAACGGGAGATGCAATCTTCTATCGCGATGCTGCTGCCATCATCGCCCAACGCAACAGCGCCAACCCTCAGACTTTTCGCGTTTACAACACCGCGAGTGGTTCACCGGGCACCGATTATGAGCGCGGCGTGATGGATTGGACGACGACCTCCAACGTCCTGACTATCGGTACGCAAGCGGGGGGAAGTGGCACAAAGCGTGCTGTGACCTTGTTGGGCGAAATTATCACGGTTGACGCTGGCAGTGGCGGTTCAAATTTCGACGTTCAACTCGTGTCAACTTCCAAATTTCGGGTAACCGGAGCGCAGAACGCGGTTAGAACATCGAGCACCTGGGGGTTTGGATGGGGCAGTGGCGAGGCATCGACTACCGCTGACACGGTTTTGAATAGAGTCGCAGCTGGCGTCGTAAATTTTGCTCAATCGGTCACTGCTACGCCGAATGGTTGGATGCAATGGGCTGGACAGAAACGGCTCAACGTCGATCATTCGGTCACGTCCTCGACCACGTTGGTCAACATCGCTGGCGCGCCGTCGCCTGACGTGCCCGCACTCGCGGCCGCGCTGGTGGCAGGGCGCACTTACGATTTCGAGGTCTACATTTCCTTCACTTGTGCGGGCGCGGGCGGCATCAAAGTATCAGTTGCGGCCGATGCCACGCTTACAGCCACCGACATTCGTTGGGACGGCTACATCATGGATACCGCGATCTCTCCCGACGTGAGCAGTCTCAAGGCTGTCGCGCAAAGTAATGCTTTGGGCGGCGTGCTCGGCTCGATCACATCAGGAACGAGCGGGCTTGTTCGCATCCACGGCACGATCACGGTGAACGTGGCGGGCACCATGCAAATTCAGTTTGCACAGAACGTCTCGAACGGCACCGCGACCGTATGCAAACGCGGCAGTCGGTTGCGCGTGTTCGACGTAGCATAGAAGGAGCAAGCGATGGTTTCCCCGGACGTTACAATCGGCTACCAGCAATCGGCAGACTTGATGAAGGACCAAGTCTTCATCGGCCGTATCAAGGTTGCCATCCTCAAATTCGCGGCGTTCATCGTTGACGAACCAACGGGCACCGCGGCGCATAACACGCGCTACAAATGGGCGCAGAACGCGCTGGTCGACTCCGATGCGGTTGCGATGAAAATGGCTCCGATCGTGGTCATGGACCCCGCAGTGCAGAACCAGGGATCGTCAATCTCAGACGCAGCGCTGCAATCAGCAACCGAAGCCGCGATCCAAGATTTGCTGTGATCGGCCCGATGCGAGATGGCGCGGGGCAGCGAGTGGACACGGGCTGATCTGCGCCCGCCCGAGTGGCGAGGGCGCAAGCAATTCGTCGAGCCGATCCGCTGGCACCGTCTGCCGGAGTTCGATGTCGGCGTTGCGCTGCTGCGTCGCAAGCAAGAGTACGGTTGGGACAATCGCTGGTTCATCTACATTCGGCGCTTCAATGACGCCGACATCGTTTCATTTCCGGTCCTCAATCAAACCGTCATCACGGCAAGTCCCGGTCTAACCCAAACTCTCACATCAGACGCGTCTTGGAGGAACGACAGCAACTGGATTGAAGTCATCGGCGGCGGCGGTGCGGGCGCACACGGCGCTTCGACATCGACTTCGGGCGGCGGCGGTGGCGGCGGCGGTTACGCCCGCATCGTCAACGTCACGTTTCCAACTCCCGGCGTAACGACCTATCGCGCGCGCGTCGGCGCGGGAGGCACCGAGACCTCGTCCGCCACCATGCCCGGTGGCGACTCGTGGTTCGACCTTGGCGGCGGATCGCCCGACGTTTTCCCGACATCAGGCACGGCGGTCGGAGCTCGAGGCGGCAGAGGTGCGTTCGCATCACCTTCGCCAGATGTCGCGTCGAACACTGGCGCGTTTGGCGGCCCCGGCGGCGATGCCGCGAACGCCTACACCATCGGCGGACTTTCTCCCGACACCACCATCAAAACGAGCGGCGGCAAGGGCGGCGACGCTGGTGCCAGCAACGCGTCGGGTGGTGGCGGTGGCGGCGCAGGTGGTCAGCATGCCAACGGTGCAGTCGGCGGTGCAGGGCCGGGCGCAGGCGGCGGCGGCGATCGGGCGATAAGCCCCGACACGGGCGGCGGCGCAGGAGGCGCAGCAGGAAGCCCCGGCACAGCTGGCGGCGCAGGTACCAACCTCGACGGGACGAATGGCTCGGGCGGTGGCGGCGGCGGAGCAAATGCTGGCCCCGGTACTGGCGGCCAGGGCGGTTTGTACGGCGGCGGTGGCGGCGGTGGTGGCCGCAGCAATGGCGTCGGCGGTGCGGGTCGTCAAGGCATCGTCGTCCTCAACTGGTCGCCGAACAGCGTCGGCACTCTCACCGGCACTGGCACCGCGACGGCAACCGGCGCGGCAATCGCTGCTGATGCGGCGGGCCCTGCGGTCGGTACCGGCACCGCTTCCGCCACTGGCACCGCGATTGCGTCTGGCGCTGGCTCGAGCACGGGCACGGGCACCGCCTCGGGTGTTGGTTCTTCAACCGCACCGCAGATCAATTCAGGCGTTGGCGAGGCGGGCCGCCCGAGCGCTGCGCCAATTCTCGACGAGAACAATCAACCGATTCTCGACGAGAATGGTTTGCCGATCTACGACGGCCCGGTCGGCGGCGTCGGCATGGCGACCGCCGTTGCTACGGTTATCGCGGCCTCAGTCGGCGAAGCCGGTCGTCCCGGCGCAGCGCCGATCCTCGACGAAAACAATTTGCCCATCCTCGACGAGAACGGCTCGCCGATTTGGGATGGGCCTGCGGGCGGGTTTGGCTTCGCGCTCGCTGTCGGCGCGACTGTCGCTGGCGCAGTAGGCGTCGGCACCGCGACGGGGACAGGCACCGCAACGGGACGCGGTGCTTCCATTGCGTCGGGTGCCGGTAGCGCGACCGGCTCCGGTGCGGCGACAGCAGGCGGCGCAACAATCGCCGCAGCGACCGGCACGGCTTCGGGTAGCGGCACCGCGAACGCTCCCGACACCGCGATCAAATCGACGACGGGCGCCGCCTCGGGTTCTGGCACCGCCAACGGCGCAGGGGCCAAGATCGCGACCGGAACCGGGACAGCTTCCGGCACTGGCACGGCTTCGGCGACCGGGGCGGCGATCGCCTCGAGCACGGGCTCGGCTAGCGGTTCTGGCACTGCGACGGCTGGCGGTGCGGCGATCGCCTCGGGTGCTGGCTCGGCGACGGGCACGGGCACTGCCTCGGCGGTCGGCTCGACCGCTGCTGTCACGAACAGCGGCACGGGCTCGGCCTCGGGCACGGGCACGGCAAGCGGCGCTGGCGCGGCGATTGCTTCCGGCGCTGGCGCGGCTGCTGGCACAGGAACGGCGAGCGGGGCGGGGGCCTCGATTGCGGCCGGATCGGGCAGTGCGGCAGGCTCGGGCACCGCTACAGGCACCGGCGCTGCCACAGCGGCGAGCGCTGGTAGCGCTTCTGGCTCCGGGACTGCCTCGGGCGCCGCCACCGCGATTAAATCCACCAGCGGCCTCGCCAGCGGCTCCGGGACGGCTTCGGCCACGGGCGCGGTCATTAAGGCGACGACCGGCACCGCGGCTGGCACAGGAACGGCGAGTGCAGTCGGCGCGTCGATCGCGTCGAGCGCGGGCAGTGCAGCAGGGACGGGCACAGCTTCGGGCGTCGGCGCGTCGATCGCCGCCTCGACGGGCACAGCCTCGGGAACTGGCCAAGCTTCGGGCGTCTCTGGCGTCTCGGGCGTAACCGTAGGCACCGCCACTGGAACTGGCGCGGCGTCGGGTGTCGGCGCATCGATTGCAGCGGCTTCCGGCTCGGCGACAGGCTCGGGTACCGCGACGGCTAGCGCGATTGCGATCGCGGCGGCGGCGGGCACAGCAAGCGGCAGCGGAACCGCAACAGCATCAGGCGCTAAGATCACTGCCGCCACCGGTACGGCGTCGGGATCGGGAACGGCGACCGGCGGCGGCGCGAGCATTGCGTCAGGTACGGGCAACGCTGCTGGCACTGGTACGACGAGCGGCGCGGGCGCTCAAGCGGGCGTCAATTTCGGCACAGCGTCGGGCACCGGCACGGCCTCAGGCGTCGGTGCTGCGATCGCGGCGGCGAGCGGGACCGCAACTGGCACCGGGACCGCCGCCGCCACCGCGACTGCGATCAAGAGCACGGCTGGAACTGCGACTGGCAGCGGGACTGCCAGCGCTTCGACCTCGGCAGTCAAGGGAACTGTCGGAACTGCCAGTGGAAACGGCGCGGCGAGCGCAACCGGCGCTATCATCAAGGGGACGGTTGGCACCGCTTCTGGCACCGGTACGGGCAACGGCGTCAGCCAGCCGAGCAATGCTGCGATCGGCGCGGCTGCGGGTTCTGGCGCCGCAAATGCAACCGGCGCTGCGATCGCTGCGACAAAAGGCACGGCGGCTGCAACGGGCACCGCCAGCGCCACCGGCATTGGCATGTCGGCGGGCTCGGCTGTCGGCACCGCCAGCGGCACCGGTACGGCACATGCGTTTGGCTTCCCGCTCGTTCCGACGCCCACTGACCCTGACCGCATCGTCTATGTGCTGGCTGTTGCGCGCTCGGTCGACGCGGCCGAGGACACGCGAGCAGTCGAGGCGGTCGAATGAGCAACGGATCGGGTGGAGCTCAGGGTGCTGGCGCGAGCATCGCCGCAGGTGTGGGCCACGCGGGCGGGCATAGCGCGCCTGAGATCACGATGGGCGGCTCGCCGACATCGTGGAAGCGCATCGTTATCGCGCCAAGTGTTTCACGTGCAGCAGTCGTCGTGAGGCTCAGACCGTAATGGCCGGCTTGAAATGGGTATTCAAGGATCCCGACGAGGTCGAGGACTTCGTGGTCGATTGGACCGCGCGGCTCGTGCCGTCCGACACCATTGCGTCGAGCCAGTGGATCGGACCTGACCCGGTCGGGATCAACGTGCTCACGGACAGTTTCACGAACAACGGCAGCTACTTCAACGGCACCACCATCATCTCGAACCGCTTTTACACGACGATTTGGCTTTCGGGCGGCACGATCGGCGTTAAGTACAGTTTCACCAATCGCATCATGACGACGGGCGGCCGCACCTACGATCAGACCGTCAGCACGAAGGTCAAGACGCGATGAATCTCACCTTCACGGTCGAGGATGGGACGGGCATTGCGGGTGCCAACAGCTATTGCACTGAGGATACGTTCGACGATTATGCCGAACTGCACGCCTATGCCGTGACGGTCGGCGACACCGAGGCGGCGCTCGTGCGTGCGACGACTTCGCTCGACGCGCAATACCGGCGACTTTACCCGGGCACGAAAACCAACGGCCGCGATCAAGGGCTTGAGTGGCCCCGCACCGGCGCGATCGACATGGGCGGCGTCGCGCTCCCCGACGACGAAATACCGCAAGAGATCATCGACGCGACGTGCGAGCTTGCGCTGCGCGAGCTTTCATCACCCGGCTCGACGCAGCCCGATCTCGATCGCGGCGGCGAGATACACCGCCTGAAGGCGGGGTCGGTGGAGATCGAATATGGAGCGAATGCAGCGGCGACGACGACATTTTCGGTGGTCGACGGCATCTTGTCGAGCTTGATCCCGGTTGGTGGCAGCGGTGGAGGGACGTCGGCAACGGCGACACGTGGATGAGCTATAAACAGGAATTGCAGGACTTGATCGTACGGCTGCGCAATAACGATCTCGTTGCCCCTGCCAATCCGATCCTGTTGCGAGGTGTCGCGTTTACTTGGCGCGAGCAACTCGACCGCTGGGCCGAAATCATCGACTTTGCCATCAACCACCCTGACGACTTCGTGAGGAATTTGGACAGTGACTAGCCCTCTCGAAGGCTCGCTCGCCAAGACCATCGCAAAGTCGATGGCGTTCATGTTTCTCGACGCGTCGCTGCACCGAGATGTCGAGGCGGCAATCACCAACGCTGCTGATCCGCCCGCGCCCGCCAGCGTGAGCTCTTTTGCGTGTAAGGCGATTATCGAAACGCAGACCGATTCCTACCGCGGCGACGGCGGGCTCGTGGTCGACACGACGCGCAAGGTTCTCATTCTCGCGCAAACGCTGGCGACAACGCCGGTCCCCGGCGACCGCATCATTATTCGCGGCGTGACGTACGGTGTGATGACGGTCGCAAGCGATCCTGCGCTCGCCACCTGGGAGTGCCGGGTTGGCTAGACAGCCCGCACGGCTCGGCGATCTGATCTCGACCTGGGAGCCGCGCATGCGGCGCGCCTTCATCGAGGCGGTCTACAACATGCGCGACGCGGCGCAGATCGGCTTGATCGAGCAATATCTTTCGGCGGGCGACATCGACAACGCGCTGCGCGCCGTCAATCTGGACCCGCAGGCGTGGCAACCGTTCGACGTCGCCATGCGCAATGCTTTCGCGGCTGGCGGCGAAGCGACCGCCGCTGTCGTGCCTGCGATCATCGTGGATGGCGGTTTTCGCAGCGTGTTCCAGTTCGACGTTCGCAACCCTGCCGCCGAGCGCTATCTGACGCAGCGTTCGAGCACGATGATCGCCGACATCATCTCCGATCAGCAGACGATGATCCGGGGCGTGCTGGCCACCGGATTACAACAGGGTTTAAACCCCCGTTCTGTCGCGCTCGATCTCGTCGGGCGGATCAGCAAACAAACCGGCAGGCGCGAAGGCGGCATGATCGGGCTGACCGACAGCCAAGCGCAATGGGTGATGAACTACGAGGCCGAATTGCGCGGCGACAATCCGCTCGCGGCCCTTGAGCGCAGCTTGCGCGATCGTCGCTTCGACAGTGCTGTGCGCCGCGCTGTCAAGGCCGACAAGCCGCTCACCGAAGATCAGATCGACAGCATGGTGCGCACCTATACCAACCGCGCGCTGCGCTATCGCGCCGAGACAATCGCGCGCACCGAGACGCTGACGGCGCTGCACGAAGCCGCCGAGCAATCGTTGCAACAAGCGACGCAGGAAGGCATCGACCCGAATGACATCACGCGCATCTGGCGTACCGCAGGCGACAATCGCGTGCGCGACAGCCACGAAGCGATGGACGGCGAGGAACGCGGCATGAATGAGCCGTTCGTGAGCGGCGACGGCAACATAATCTTTTATCCCGGCGACCCGAATGCGCCGCCCGAGGAAACGATCAACTGCCGCTGCTGGCTTGAAACGAGTATCGACTTTCTCGCGGGCGATCTGCGGAGCGAATGATGGCGACAAGCGGGAGTCTTGGTTTCGGCAAGTTCATCGATGATTGGGTGCGCAAGACCGACCGGCGCATGCTGGCAGTCGCACGCGAGAGCACGCAACGCCTCGTGTCGCTGTGTCAGTCGCGCATCCCTATCGATACTGGCTTTGCGCGCGCATCGATCCAGGGCTAGCTTTCCGAAATGCCGTCCATCGATCCGGCGTCGCGCGGTCGGAAAGATCAGACCTACGCCGAGCCGCAGGAAGTGTACACAGTCATCGCCGGCGCCGAACTTGGCGACATCATCTACGTGGGCTGGACGGCTTCCTACGTCGGCTTCCTCGAGAACGGTCACAGCAAGCAGGCCCCGGCAGGCTTTGTGCGCGTGTCCGTTCTTGAGTGGCCGCAAATCGTCTCGCAAGTCGTCGCAGAAGCGAAATCGCGCTGATGGCCGATCCGGTCGAGGCTGCGATCAAGAATGCGCTGTTGCAGCCGCTGATCGGCTTTTGCTCGTCGCCTGCAATCCCGCTGGCGTTGCCCAACATTGATTTCTCGCAGCCGACGCCCGCGCGCGGTGCGCTGTGGTTGCGCGCGACGATCCTTCCCGCCGACAGCTTCGCACCGAGCATCGGTTTCGACTCCACCATCCAGCACTTCGGGCTGATGCAGGTCGATATTTTCTACAGCGAGAACTCGGGCGAGATCGCGCCCGCGCGCATCGCAGGCTCGCTCGCGATGCTCTATCGGCGCGGCACCGATCTGTTCGACAGCGGGTTCAAGGTCAACATCTACCGCGCGCCTACGGTGCGACGCGCGATCAAGGACGAGCCGTGGCTGATGCTGCCGGTCGTCGTTCCTTACCAGTGCTTCGCACCGACACCAGCTTAACGAAGGGAGACTTCACATGGCAGCTGGAGCAATAGCAGGTACCAAGCTTTTCATCGGGGGTACGGGTGCGCTGATCCCGTCGCCCGATAACGTGCTGTGGGTCGAGATCAAAAACCTCTCGAACCTCGGTGCCTACGGCGGCACCAACTTCAACAAGATTGCGTTGGAGAGCATCGGCGACGGCTTCACGCGCCAACTCAAGGGCACGCAGCTTGCGCCGAGCATGGACATCGTGCTCAACCGCGATGACACCGACGCTGGCCAACTCGCGGTTCGCTCCGCGAGCGCCGACCGCAACTCGTTCTTCAACTTCAAAGTTGAGGAAAACGACATCGGCACCGGCTTGAATCCGACAAGAACGGTTTTCAAGGGCCGCGTGTACGGTTACGCTACTGCGGGCGGCGGCGTGAACGACCTCAAGCGCATCAACACCAGTATCGAGGTCGAGCCGGACACCATCATCACGACGCAAGCCGCATAATTGACGGCGAACGCCACAGGCGCGCCGCAGCAAACAGGAGGACGCTTGCATGACTGCCGACATTGCCAGCCTTGGCGTGTCTGTACACGCCGAGGCAATTATGGAGGTTCGCGGGCTCGACGGCGAGACTTTACGACATGACGACGGCCGCCCGTTCACCATCACGTTGTTGTCGCAAGACAACGACGCCTATGTGAGGCTTGCACGCCAGCAAGCCGACCGCCGCTTGCAACAAATGGCGCGCACGCGCACGCCCGCGCTCACTGGCACGACGGAGCAGGAACAGATCGAGCTCCTGGTCGCAGTCACGGTGAAATGGGACCTTTGCATGGGCGGCGAGCCG